GGGTCCAACCGCGTGCGTGAGCACTGGTACAGGAACAACGCCAACTCATCGTCGCTCGCCTCGCGGTTCCGGGGCGCGAGTAGTTGCCGCTTGATTAGCTGGACTTGCTCCGGCGTAAAGAACTCATCGGCTTGCGCGGCGCGCGTTGCCGGCGCAAGTTCAATCTCGGCGCTCATTGGTCTGTCCCTTCGTCGGGAAGATGCCCATTGCGAATCGCCAAGCGCCCTCTAGTCGTGATCCAACAGACGTACCCTTGGCGATGCGTGTACGGGTCAACCCTCTTGCCGTTGTAGGTGATGAGGTTGAGCCGCTTTAGGTCGGAAACCCGCTTCCATGCCTCGGGTTCGCCAATGTCGCGTCCGACCTCCCTTGCCGTCCTGCCTTCGGACGCGTTGGCGATGCGAACTAGGCAGCGCCAAGCCAACGCCTCTAGGCGCTGCTCGTCCTCGGTCGCGAGTTCGTGCGCCGCCTGTAGCGACGTATCGGGATCGGTCGAGCGCGCATGCTCGCGCGGCTCCCATGGCCAGTCCCCGAAGAGGCTTGGCTCACTCATCCGCGCCGCTCCATGTCCCACCGCCTGAGCACTTCGCCCGCGTGCAGCGGGGCTCCGCACATGGGGCACGTACGACCGTTCTGCGGGCCGGCCGGCAGGAGCCGGCGGAATGCATCGCGCTCGGCGTCGATGGCCGCTAGACGCCGCGTACGGGCGGTCTCTGAGGCTGCAAAGACGATGAAGCCGGCCGCGCCCGCGACGATGACGGCTCGACGCCTCATGCCGCGTCCACCGGGAGCCAATCGGTCGTGCGGACGCCGTAGAAATCCGATAGCGCCTTCGCGCGCGCGAGGTTGATGGTCCCGCCGCGCTCCGCTCGGGCGATGACGCGCTCCGAGACCTTCGTGGCCATCGCCACGTCCGCGAGCGTGAGCGCGCGACGTTGGCGCAAGACCGCTAGCTCAAGCGGTACGGCGGGGTCCTCCGGGTGCGTCATGAGCGCTTCGGGCTCGACCCCTAGCGCTCGCGCGATGCGCTGGATTGCGCCGGGGGAGCCGTGCCGGCCGTTCTCAAGGTGAGAGACCGTGCCGCGCGAAACGCCGGCCATCGACGCCAAGTCCTCCGCGTTGAGACCAGCGTTTACGCGGTGCCAACGGACCGCGCGAAAATCTGACGCAATAGCGTCCCGCATCCCTCACTCCGGCGTGCCCTCGGGTCGGAAATCAGCCTCCAACCCCCTGCGCCGCTGAGGCTCCCACTTGCGCCCGTAGGGGTCAACCCCGGTTTGACATGGGCTTCACGCAACGAACACGTTTGCCCGTATGGGACCAACGGGGATACCATCCGCGTGCAACCGGAGTACCGTTTGCGTGCAAGCGTCCTGCCATATGCGTACGCTGAGCAGATTCGACACAGGGGACTTGCTCGAATGGCGAAGGCCCGAATTACCGAAGAACAGGAACATGCGCGGCGCGTCCGGGCTGCTCGCGCGTGGGCCGGCATGAGTCAAAGCGACTTAGCTACGGCGCTCGGCGTAGCGCTCGCGACCGTCAAGCGAACAGAAGCAGCCAAACGCAAGGTGCCCGCAGACGAACTCATCGCCATAGGCGAAGCGACCAAGGTCCCACCGTGGTTCATTCTTCGCGGCATGGAGGGGCAAGAGACAGACCCCGAAACCGTGGTCATTGAGCGCGCTGCAAAGCGCATCGCCAAAGCAACCGCCGACCATGTGCGTGACCGGTTGCAAACAGTCGATGACCTAACCGCGAAGGTGGACCAAGCGAACGATGGTTTCGCCCACCTACGCGACAAAATCGACAGCATGCTCAAGGCGCTCGATTCCCTCAAGCCGGACCCCTGAATGTGCGCAAACCCCCCACAGACCTAGGCACGCCGGACGCGACCCGGTAGGGTGCCCCGGCCGGGTCATGGATTGGGGGAGCATGGGAGGGAACGCGTGTCGGAAGAGGAGAGCTACGCCAACGTACGGCTAGTGCAGGACATAGCGCGCGCGGCCGAAGCGCACGCGGCGCGGGGAGGGACGCCCGCGCTCGGGGACATGATCGGAGACCTACTGGACGGGCTCTACGGAGCCGTGCCGTCCGCGCGCGCGTTGATCGCGCCGCCGCTGAGCATTATGGACGTGGCGCACGAAATGCTGGCGCGCTACCCGGAGGCCGGCGGGCGGTTGCTGACGCTGCCCACGCGCGCGACGTTCGCCGCCTGGACGCGCGGTCGCCTCCCCTATGAAGACACCCTAGCGGCGTCGGAAGAGGTAGCCGAAGCGTTGGAGCCGGTCGCGGATGGCCATAGCTCGAAGGCGCTCATCCGCTGCTCGGTCATCGGCGGAATCGCCATCGGGCGCGAGGCGACGCCATGAGCGGTCGAGCGCCGGCACCCGACGTTGCCCGCCTGTTCACGGCGGCAGAAGCCATCGCCTCCATCGCCATGGAGCATCGGCCGGCGTGCGGGTGTGACGTGTGCCGCGCCCATGCGGGCGATCACGAAGCGCTCGCGCGGGTACTCATCGCCCTAGCGGCGCTCTAGGGGAGCGGGCCGAAGCGGGGTGCCGGGGACAGTGTGGCTAGGGGGGTCCTTGCGAGTCCAACACCCTAGCCGGCCCCGGCACCCCTACGGCTCATCGTAGAGACCGGCTAGCATGAACGTCGGCGCGGGAGTCGGCGCACGCCATGCCCCTCCGTTGACGGGCAAACGGTCTGGACAAGCCGCCCGCGCTGCACCTAGCCACAGACCGGCCACGCGCCGCGTCCCTGGACCCACAGCAGACGGACCGCCCGGTAGTCCTGCTCGGCGGGCTCCGCCAGGTGAGGCATCCTCCGGCCACCCACGGCGCGCCATGAGCCAAGCGTGAATTGGTACGCGCCGTAGAACCCGTTGCCGGTGTTCGTGGAATAGCGACCGCCGGACTCGCACATGCGTGTGGAGCGAAGCCATCCGCCGTACGGTCGAGCAACGCGCCGCCACTTGCGCAACGTCTTGCGATGCTCTTTGCGGTCCATCCTTCGTTCGCACGAAGGGGTCAAGCAGCCCTCATGGTGACCGGGAGCCATGATAGCGAGCACGGCAAGCGCAACGCTCATTCCGGAGGCAGGGGGTTGTACTCATCGTGCGGTTCGTTCGGCGGGGGCGCTCCGGGGTCGGGGTATTCCTCGCCGGGTTCATCCACGGTCGCGGGATCAACCTCGCTCAACCGGTCCTCTTCTGCTTCGCCGCGCGCTTCCTCTTCCGCTACTCCCGCGAGGGTGGCGCTCCAATCCGCGCTCGCGCGCAAGAGTTCGTCCGAACCTTTCTCGGGCATGGGGTGCCCCTTTCGGGTTAGTCGGGAAAGCGAACCAACGCCCACCCGACGATTTCGGACCGCGAGCGCGTCTTGCGCGCTACGCAACCGCCGTTGTATTGGCTCCCCTCGGAACCGGGCGAGGTATTGCCTTCGATGGTTCCGTACGGGGGGTCAACGACTAGGCCGATGTGACAGGACGAACAGCCGATGATGGCCATATCGCCCGTGTGAACCTTGGACGGGTCGGTTGTCCAACCCTTGAATGCGCCTTGACCTTTCTTGGCCATGTCCACGATGACCGACACGCCCGCCGACGATGAGCCGGCCACGCCGGCATCCCAAACCATCGACGTAGAGAAACACGCGCACCATGGGACTCCGGCGGAGCCGTAGACGCGTTGTTGCCACTTGTCGGGCTCGGGGTTGCCACGGTTGGAGTTCGGCGGGTTCTCCGCCACGCCAAGGAACGTCGCGGCGTGCTGCGCGCACCATGAGCGCCCCTTACCGGTGGACGTACTCTCCGCCTTGCCCCACTTGTTATGCGTGGCGTCCCATTGCTTGTATGCGTCGCCATAGTGCGTGGCGATGCACAACGCCGAGTAGCGGTCAGACCGACCGTTGTTCTTGTTCTCTTGGTCGCTCGATGAGTTGATGAGCCGGTAAAGGTCCTTGCGGCGCGAGACCAGCCAATCGACGTTCGCTTGCTTGCGCGCTTTCTGCTCGTCCGTCGTGGACGTAAAGACTAGGTAGACCTCGCGTTCCTCGATGTAGACCTTTTCGGTGTCCGTTGCGCTGCCGGGGCACGGCAAGGTGACTTCGTGCTTTGGCGCGCCGGAGTTGAGGTTGTCGTCCTTGAGGAAGTCGTAACGCGCCTGCCGTTGGTTGATGCCCCAACCGGCGTCATACTTCGGGGTCTCTTTGCCCTCGGCGCATCGCCAGATGAACTTGCGTTGATTGACCAGCCAATCGCGCGAGTCCTGCCGGCGTTTGTCCTGCGCGTCGTCGAACCCCGGCCAGTCGGAGATTCCGCGCAGGTTCGTGTACTCATTCCAGTGCGCTTGTTCGGCTTCCGTTAGGTCTCCGTACGGCATGGTGCCCCCCCTAACCGACGCGCACCGGTTGAGCGCGAAGGTACATGTTCATGCACGCGGCAACGGCCGTCGCGTATCCGCCAAGGTTGACCGGGCTCGGCGCGGCCACTTCCAGGTTCGTGGCAACCGCGTGGCAATTGTGATAGCCGCTCGGTCCCGCCGCTTGCGAACCGCAGATGGTCCGGTCGGACTTGTCCACGTTCGCGAGGAAGATGGTCCCTTGAGCAAACCCGCCAGTCATGTAGATGTGCGGGAAGCCGTAGGCGACGTGATAGATGCCCTTGAGCGGTAGGTCGAGTTGCGGTGCGGCCACCTTGACGAATTGCGAGTTGCCGGGGTTGAATTGCGTTTCGGCGTAGAGCATGGCCGCAAGGTCCGGTCCGCCGAGTACGTCCCACTTGTACGCATCCGCGTAACCGGCGTTGTAACGAAGGTGCCATCGGCCGGCGTTGCCGGCAAGCTGGTAAAAGAACTCCTGCCCATCGACCGGCGAGGCCGGGAGCGCCGCACCCGTAACCGCGAAGAGCGCGTCGAGCGCGTCGGCAAGCGCCTTGATATCGCGCGGAATGTCTGCCGAATCTTCGGGGACGGGGTAGGGCAGATGTTGGTTTGGGGTGGTTCCCATGGTCGCTAGCTCCGGTTGTCCGCCAACAGGTCGGCGTAGGTTGCATACGTGGATTCGACCTCGGCGTAGTCTTCGAACTCCGCTTCAACGCGCGCGTAGCTATTGCCCATGACGGTTTCGTAATCCAGGAGGATTCCGCCGGGTTTCTGCGCGAGCAGTAACGCCAATACCGTGTCCGGGTCCGGCGTTTCCGGGGTGAGCGTGGCCACCTGCAAGGCGTACGCGTTTCCGTCCTTGCGTTCGTTGAAAAACACCGTCTTGGTCCCCGTGAGCGCGAAGCCGGCAGCGGCGCGCAACGCGGCAGGGGTTCCGCGCGAGAACCCCGACACGGCGCGGATGAGTTGCCGTGCGTTCGCCGGGTCGGTTCCAACGGGGATGCTCACGCCGACAAATTGCGCAAGCCATGGCAATGCCCAATCGGGGCAAAGGTCCACGGAGAGGATCGGCGCGACCGGGGGCACGTCGCCCTCGGGGTCGAATACCTCTTGTAGCTCTAGGAAGATCGCCCCGATGCCCTCGCACAAGATCCAGTGCGCCCATCCGTAATCGTCATCGTGCGGTTGCAGCGGGGACGTGCGCTCGCGGAGGCGCTGCCCGTACGGGGTTGCGGGAGGGGTAGGCGGTCCGCCGTTAGCTGACATTGACCGTGACGTTTAGATCGCCGGCCATCGGAAGCGGCGCGATGCCGTCTAGCGGAATGTCTTCGTCCGACCATGCCGCGTCGCCATGCACGCGTAGCTGCACGGTCTCAACGAAATGCACGCCGGCCGCGCGGTTGAGGAAGTCCACGGCTTCGAAGATGCGCACCCGATCATCGGTCGCCCATGACGTGACTTCGCCGGCCGTTTCGCTCCCCCACGTCTGAGGGTCGAGCCATGTGCGCAACATGTCCTCTGCGGCTTCCTGCACGGTTGCCGGGAGGTAGCCGGGGAATGGCACGACCGTGGCTTGCACGTCAATGGTCGTGTAGGTGGGGGGCACGACGTACGACAGAAAGTTGACCTCGCGGTTTGCGTCGAGCAATTCCCACACGTCATGCATGAGGCCGGCGCTCGGCGCGGTCCCTTCCTCGGAGGTAATGGCAACCGTCACGCACCGCTCGACGGGGGTCGAGCCGTCGGGCTCCGCGCCCCATGGGGGACCGCCTACGCCGCCGCTCGATGCGGGCGGTTGGAATAGGTCGATGGCGACCGCGCGCCCGACGCCGGGGACTTGACGCGCGAGGGTGGCAAAGTCTTGCGGGAGGATCGGGCGAGGCGCGAGGATGGTCAACGCGTCCGCCAAGCGGTCGATGTATTCGTCTTCGGTCTCTTCCGCGACGCCGCCGGCCGCCGCCGAGACCATGACGACGTTCGACACGCCATCTACCGCGTCGATGACTTGACCATCGCCCACGGAGCCGTTCGCTTCGGTTCCGGGCTCAAGCGCGGTCACGCCGATGGAGGGGTCGCCATCGGAGCGAACGTCGGCGTCCGTCTGAAAGGCGTAGGAGTTGCCGTCCGCGTTGGGGAAGGCGACCATGGTGCCGCTTGGCACCGTGCCGACAAAGCCGGCGTTGAACGTGAAAGTGGCGACCCCGGTTGCCGGTACGGCTTCGCGAATCGGGATGCCTAGGATGGACTGACCAAAGTACGCGAAGACAATCGGCGGGATCTGTGACGCTTGGTCAACGACCTCTGCCCCCATCTGGCCGTCTGCTTCCAGAAGGATGGTTTCGACGTTTCCGGGCCGGCCAACCCAACCGGGGATGTTGTCCGACATGTACTGTTTGCCAAGGTCGGACAATGCGGTTGCGTCGGCGGTCAACGGTAGCTCGATGTATTCGGCCATCATTCGTCCTCAGCGGTGAACATGGACACTTCGATTTGGAGGCGCGCCGCCGTGGGGTCACTAGAGCCGGGGGACCGGTCCACGATGCGGATACGCGCTCGCGGCTCCCATGTCTCGCACGCTTGCTCTAGATCGGTTGTGTCGAGCGGTTGCCCTTGGAACTCCATCGGGGTTACGCCGAACTCGGGCGCTTCCTCACGCCAACCGATGGGGAACGACGCGATAGCGGTTACCGTCGCGGTAACCTCATCGTCCGTGTCCTGTTGCACGGTCGCGTAGGTGACGCCAGCAAGCCGAATCGGCAAGCCGATGTGTGGCACGTCATCCATGGCTCTAGTTGAGTCCGAAGGAACCCTGAATGCCGGTCGCGAGACCGTTACGGCCAACGCCGGTTTGCACGACTCCGGCCGCTGACACTGAAGCGGCGCTATGCGTGACGCCGCCGATGAGCACGACGCACAACGACTGAATTGCTAGCGGGCGGTAGCCAACCGGTAGCGTGAAGATCGGGAGGTTTGCCGTGCTATCGAAGATCACGCCTTCGATGTAGACGCGCCCTCGGTCCTGCCGGAAGCGCAACACCTGGTTGCCGCTCCCAAAGTTGGAGACTCCCGCGCCGAATGCGGGCTCCCCCGCCGCGCCGACGTTGTGCCATGCCTCCGGTGCCGGCGCGTCGGCTCCGGGCGGTCCCTGCGCGCCCGTATCGCCCTTCGGCCCCTGCGCTCCGGCCGCGCCGGGGACACCCTGCGCCCCGGTGTCTCCCTTCGGCCCCTGCGCGCCGGGAGCGCCAGCCGCGCCCGTGTCGCCCTTCGCGCCTTGAGCGCCAACGTCGCCTTCGGGAATGCCGAACGCGAAATGGAAGAGGTTGTCCGATGGTTCGGTTACATCAACGGTCGCGGCGCTGCCGGGACCAAGGGTCGCGGCGCTCGCGGTTGCATCCACGTCAACGTCGCCCCCACCGCCGCCGCCGCCCATTTGGAACGGTCGCCCCTGTTGCGACATGCCGACGCAAATCAGGTCACCCTCCGAACCGCTCGCGCCCGCGATTGGTCCGATGAGACCTTCGCCATTGGTCGGCGCGATATAGCGGCCATCGGACCGCACGACCAACAGTCCCTCAATGACCAACGGATACGGTGGAACACTTCGCACCGCGTCGAATAGATCGGAGAGTTCGGGCATTAGATACCGGGCCAGTGGCGGGGAGCGAACCCCGCTTTCGACCGTGGGCGATGCCAACCGGTGCGCCCGGATTCCGCGCCGCCGGCTTCGGCGTATCGGTCCGTGCCCTTGAGGTTGAAAACCATGAACGTGTGCGACATGCGCGGGTTACCGGTTTCCTTCACGTACACGGTCATGTACTTACCGGTGCCAGCTTCGCCCCACGATGCGAGACCTTGCGTGGTCATCGGCGCGCCCGTGCCGCTCATCATTCCGCCGGCATTGAGCACGCTTGACACGAACCCCGAACAGTCGTAACCGCCGGGGTCATTGAATGAGCCGTGACCGCCGCCCCACTTGTACGGTTGAGCCTTGCGGTCGATGGCTTCCGCTCGACGGTAGGCACGCATGACACGCGTTGACTCATCGAGACCGGCAACTCCGGAGGCTTTGTCCGACTCTAGGCCGGTACCGGTTCCGCCGGCCGATGTACTCTCCGGTTGCGGAGCGGGCTCGAGTTTTTCCCGTGAAGGTTGGCGGAGCGTTACGTCGGCAATAGGGTTGAAATAGTCACGCCGCCATGACGCGACCAACCAGCGACCATCGGCGGGACCGTAGCCCGACACCTGGACGATGCTCCCCGGCGGGCACTTCCAACGCGCGAGCACAACGCGCAATTGGAGTTCGCTTGTCGTCTTGCCCCAATCAACGTCAAAGTCAAAGTCGATGATGGCGGGGTCATCCGGCGTGACCTTGTACGCGACTTGCCGACGAAATAGGTCTTCCTCGCTCATGTAGTAGAGCGCTCGACCAAGCATGAAGCAGCGCCAATTGACTTCGCCGGCTAGACGCTGAATGCACGTCCAGGAGTCTTCGTCCTTTTCGCGCGCGTACTGGTAGCTCCCATAGGACGAACCGCCGGAGGTAGACGCCGCGTCGGCTTCGGGGTTGTTGCCGCCGGCACCGCTGCCGCCGTAGGCGTCGAGCCATCGTTGCGCTTCGTTGCGGCGCTCGTCATACCGCGTGGGGTAGGCGCTCCCCTGGACGGCTTGCGCGACTTGACCGGCCGTGAGTCCGCTCGACCGCGCTAGCTTGATGGCTCCGCCGCGTCCCGTGAAGCCGGCCGTGAGGAATTGGCCAACGCACCATTCCACGTCCATGCGGCGCTGCTTGGACCCGTGGATATCGAGCAATTGCAGGATGCCCACGGACGAACCGGTTCCGCCGGGGAGGTTGCGTATCTGACTCTCGACAATGACCGCCTCCATGAGCGCGAGCGTGGCTTTCGGGCCGGCGTTCTTGCCGTTGGCCACGTCTAGGCACTGCTCGCCTAGCCGGCGCTGCTCGGCGGTCGCAGTCGCGCCCTTCACGGTCAATGGGGTGTTGGAGAGACCTCCGCCGCTGGCGCGGCTCGACCCGACCGGCTTGCTTGTCGTGCGCGTTTGCGGTTGGCGTAGGTTGAGTTCGGGGCAGACGAAGCGGACGCGCTCCGCCTTGATTTCGCGCAGCAACGACAGGATGAATTGCGCGCGGGTTACTTCGTTCCACTGCACGCGGCGCGCCTTGCCACCCTTGCGGCGCAACCAGTAGATGACCCGATCCTCAAACGTGAGGGTGTATTGGTCTCCGCTCTTGCTCGCCTGGACCAAGCGGAACACGATGTTGTCTAGGCGAATCTCCATCGCTCGACCGCGCAACACCGGTCGGCGGACCGTCGCGCCGGTAACGTCGCGCTCGGTCGGAGTTCGCTTGCCCTTCGGTGCCCAAATCTTCGCGTCGGAGAACAACGCGGCGTCGGGGTCCTCCAACGTGACCGTGACCGTTGACGCTCCCTCTAGGGTGCGCTCCATGGCAATGGCCGTCACCGCACCGCGCACGTCGATATCGCGCACGGTAGGCGAGACCCAATCGAACCGGAGTTCGGAAAGGTCTAGGTCGGTATCGAACGGGGACGTAGCCGTCATTTGTTCGCTTTGGGCACGCGGATGCGTGCGCCTTCCTTGAGCACCTGATTGGCTTTCTTGATCAGCGCTTTATTCAGGGTGCGTAGGTCGGTCCACTTGACCTTGCGGCGCTTGGCGATTTTCGCCGGGGTGTCGCCCCGCTTCGCACGAATGACTACCGTCTTGGTTGACGCCTTCGATGCCGCCGTCTGATAGCGCCGGAGGTATTCGGGAGGGACGAACTCGCGAAGCGTGACGGTTACCGGTTGGCGAAGCCGGTTGCCATCGAGCGCGTAGATGGGGTCGCCAAAGTCCAGGTTCTCGATGACCCACGAATCGACCGGGAGCGGTAGTCCTTCCACCGTCACGATGCCGGGGGGCGATTCGCGGTCGCCTCGCGATACGGCAATCAGGTTGGCAATGTCGGTCTCTTGCGAGAGACCGGCCACCCATCCGTCGAACATGATCGGTAGCGACAACTGGAAAGGCTCAACGCCATCCCATGTCGTCATCCCAACCTCGCGCGGCCGGCCGGTAACCGTCCATCCGCCAAAGCCGGCTTCCAAGCGCGGCGCGTCAGTCCCTAGCCATGGCGTAATGTCAAGCTTCGGGTCACCGCACCGAAGCCGCACGCGACCGGGCGGGATATAGCCGGCGGTTTGGAGCGCACGCGCCATTACCGCCTAGCCATGACGTTGGACGTGTGCTGCGCGACGCCTTGCGCAATCTCGCGGTTCTGTAGGTAGACCTTGGCTACCACGGTCCCGCCGCCCTCGATGGTCGGCATCGGAACACCGGCCGGCAGCGGGACGACGCGTTGGCCGCGAGTGAGGGAGACCAACTCGGGTCCCGACTCGCCAACCAGTCCGATGCCAGTACGGGGGACAATGCCTCCGTGTTGGAAAGAGCCGACGACGCCGCCAATCAGCTTCGAAGCCGCTCGACCAACCTTGCCGCCGGGAAGTAGCGACTTGATAGCGTCCACGATGGCGTGCGGCGCTGCCTTGATGCCCTCGATGAGAGCGCGGACTATCGACTTACCAACGCTCACGAAGAGCCGGGGCAGCGCGCGGACGTAGGACTTCAGCTTGTCGAAATGCTTGATGGCAAGGATGATGAGCGCGGGCAGCGGCGCGAACAGTGCGAAGAGGATCGCGCGCCAATGCGCCTTGATGAAGTCGGCAACCGCGTTCACCGCGTCGCGGAACCATTTCACCTTGCGGTAGGCGATGACCAAGGCGATGCCGATTGCAGCGATGGCAAGCGGGATGAGCAGGATGGACGCGCTTAGCGTCGTCATGCCGAACGCCGCCAAGAGCGCGTTGACCTTGAGCACAACGAACGCGTAGGCGAGCGCGCCAATCAGGATCTTCAGCGCCGTTGTGTTGCGCAACAGCGGTTGCATCACTGCCGTTAGCTGCGTGAGGATGCGCGTAACGGAGAGGATCGCCGGCAGTAGCGCGGTGCCAAGCGAAACCTTGAGACCATCGGACGCGTACTTGAGTTCGCGCTGACGCGCGATGAGTTCTTTCGCGCCGGCCGTGTTGCCAAGCGTCGCGCCGTACTTGTTCACTAGGTCTAGTTGCTCTTGGATGCCGGCGCTACCGCTATTGAGCACGGGCAAGAGCGCGACCCCCGCGCGCCCTAGGAGATTCTGTGCCGCCGCTGCCTTTTCAGCGGGGTTGGTCATGGACTGAAACGCATCGGCAATGCGCAGGACCGCGCCGGACACGTCGCCCTTGGCAATTTGATCTTGGTTGACCCCGACTTGCGCGAGCGACGCCGCTGCCTTTTCGTTGCCGCCGCGCGCGGCTTCCATAACCTTGCTTAGCTTGGTAAACCCAACCTGTAGTTGCTTGGTCTGAATGCCACGCACACGCGTAATCTCCGCCCACCCACTCGCGGTCTTTGTGTCGAGACCGGTCGCGCGCTCTAGCGCAATGGTGGACTTCGCCAAGTCCATGGTTTCCGTGACCGCATCCTTGGCTGCTTTGCCTACCGCCGCGATTGCGCCGGCAGCGGCAATGCGCTTCCCCCACTTCCCGAATTGCTGACGAAGCTTGCCGGTCCCTCGCTCAAGGTCGGCGGTTTGCCTAGTCGTGGTCTCCGACGCCTTGCCAATGTCGGAAACGCTCGATGCCGCTCCCTCCGCCGCCGACTTGAAAGCGGCAGCGCCAAGCATGCGAAGGCGCGTGATTACATCGTTACTGGCCATGATCTACACTGGCGAAGCGGCGTCGGCGCGGAAGCCGGCACCCGTGGGAACGGTCCTCATGCCTTCGGGCCGGATGCGCCCCACGGAGAAAGGCACGACGGGCCGGCGTCGCGCTATCGACCGCGCTTGAGCGCTTCCGCCAGTACCCGGATGATGCGGCGCGCCAAGGCTTCGTCGCGGTCATCGGCCATGCGCACGGTTCGCGCGGCAACCTCTAGGAGTAGCTGCCGCTCGATCGGATCGGTGCGGAGAACGGCTACGGGGGAAATGCCGGCCATCGCGCACGCGGCCAGCGAATCCAGCCAATCCCCGCCTAGGCTTCCCCCGGTGTCTGCACCGCGTCGGGGTCGCCCATCCACGTGACAACGCGGTCCACGAACGCGCCTAGCGCGAACGCGTTCCCACCGAACAACGCCAACACGACCTCGCGCCCCGTGAGCGGTCCGGCGGGGTGCGGCATGTCGAGCAGCACGGCCAACCGGTCCTCTAGCAACACGGGACCTTCGGCGTCGGATAGCTGGACCAACTCGTCCCCGTCGCGCGCGAGCACGCCGACGCACGACCGCGTGAGCGCTTCGATGGTCTCATTGATGCCCGACGACTTCGGGGATTGGTTGCCGAAGATGTGGTCGAGCGTGGTCAAGTCCAGCGGCTTGAATCGCAACAGCAATTCGCCGCCGAAGCCGGGAACGTCAACGTCCAGGGTGCGCCCTTCCTGTTGACGCGCCGTGCGCTCGCGCAACCGGGCGATGAGGGAGTTCGGGGATTCCTCCCGCACCGATACGGGTTCATCCTCCGTCGTCCCCGCCGGCACGATGCGCGGGAACTCGCTCATGCCGGATACCCGTCTAGCGTGAACTCAAGTTCCAAGATGGCGGGGTCATTCGACGTTGAGTCGATATCCGGCGGGGTCACCGCCTTGAGCGTGCCCGTGTAGGTAAGCGGCGCACCTTGCGGGCTGCCGTTGATATCGAGCGGTTGCCGACCTAGGACGCCGCGACCAGCGCCGACCCTCGAAATGAGCCAAGGGACGATAGGGTGATCGCGGAGATAGTCATAGTTCCGGCCAATGGTGATGTTCCCGACCGTGCGGGTTCCGCCTAGGCTAATCTCAGCGGCCATTCCGCCGGGGCGATACTTCGATTCGTCAGAGTCGATTTCGCCGCCGGACCAACGGTCCCAAATCTCAAGATCGCGACCGTCGATGGCGAGGGAGGTTAGCCACGTATCTTCCCGCGTGGGAGCCGTGTTCGGCATGGTGCCTCCATGAGGGAGCCACCCCTAGCGGCGTAGACCTTCCCGTAACGCCGCCGGGGTGGCATGCGTGGTTGGTCTATGCCGCGATAGCGCGGTCAATCGGGACCTTCACAACCTCGATGACCACCCACTCAGCGGCGGGCGAACACTTGACCTTCACGATGGCGTGAATTTCACCGTTCTTGATGGTCTCGGTTGTGTTGACGCCGGGTCCCGTGTCAACGTCGTACGCGTCCGCCGGGGTCTCCCCAAACAGCGCGTCCATGTCGTAATACCGTTGGCAAATGCCGCGAAGGCGAGCATTGAGCCGGGAGAACAGGTGTCCCCGTCCGTCAATCTGCTTGAGAACAAAGTCCTCTCCGGCCGCGTCGCATTCGTGCGCAATTGCCATGATGACCCGGCTATTGGAGAACCAAAGCCAATTGTCATCGTCCGGTCCCGCTGCCGTGCGGAAACCGTAGGAGCGAATGTCGCCATAGACCGGTTTGGCGAGGCAAACGCCCATTTCGTTGAGCGCTTCGCGCTGAACGTCCGTGTAATTCTGCGCCAACCCCACGGCCAACCGCGAGATACCATCGGCACCCGCCGCTGCCGCGTTGGGGTTCCCGAAGCGGTCGAGCCGTGCGATGAGGCCGGCCGCAATCGGGCTGTAGGGCATGACCACGGTTGTGGGGCTCACGGGTCCGGGGTAGACCGCCCATGGCCCCCACAACGACGCGAAGCGCACGCCCGTGATTCCGTAGAGCGCCTGAACGCTCGCGCCCAACGCGGTGGGGTCGGCGTCGTCGGGCGCGTCGAGCACGGCCACGCGCTTGGCAGTGTTGACGTGCGCGAGCACCGCCGTGTGGACCTCATCGTTGACCAGTCCGGGCGCGAGCACTTGCCCCGGACCAAGCGCGTAGTCGAACCGCTCAAGCGCCGCCGTCACGGTGTCGCCATCAACCGTCGTGTCATCGACGCCGCCGGCAAGGTCGGCGGTCGTGCCGGCCGGCGGGATCACGTTGTCCGCGCCCTTGACGAAGCGCACGAACGCCGACGACTTGTCGGCCCACGCGACCAGCGCATCGGCGTCAGACAGGACGGGAGACCGCTCTACGGGCACGTCCTGGTACTCAACGACCACGACCACGCCTTCGCCGGCCGCGAGTTCGGCCGCAAGGGTCTCAGCGGACGTGACCGGCGCGACGGATGAGACCGTCACATCGTTGCCCCACTCGCCGGGGGAACTCGCGTTGGCCGTGAGGCTTCCGAACGCGATAGTGGCCGGCACCGCATCGGGACCGGACAGGCGCGACACGTAGAGCACGCCTCCGCCTTCGGAGAAATACGCGCTAACCGCGTCGTACATGAGGGAGCCACCTTCGCGTTCCCCATACGCGGCTTCGTAGCGCCGAAGCGAAACCAGCTTGAGCGCTTCGTCGGTTGGCCCACGTTCGGTCACTCCGACCATGAACGCTTGTCCCGTGTCGAGCACGGCAGCGCTCGGGCCGGAACCGTCTGTGATGATTACGTCCGTTCCGGGTCGCGGCATTAGCTCTTGTCCTCCGTCTTGGAAGCCGCAGACTTAGACGCCGGCTTTGCTGCATCGCCCAATAGGCCGGCCTTTTCCAAGCGCTTTAGCGTGACCTCATCCGCGTTGGATTCGTCAAACTCTGCGCCGGGTTCAACCATCGTTCCGCCGATAAGTTCGGCGTGTTTCGATAGGAGTCGCCTCACTGTCGAAATCCTCCGTTAGGGGGTACTTTTGAACCTCAATGTCCGCGTCAATCGCGACCGGCCAATCCGGTGCCGGTTCGGGGAACGGACCGGTTCCGGGCTCAAGCGGACCATCGGAGCGCGTGAGCGTGTCGGGAACCTCGATGGAGAACCGCACGCGCGAGAGGCAAATGGTGCGGTCATCTATCGAATCCAACGTGTCGTAACGTTCGTCTATCCAGTCACGCCGAAATAGGACGCCATCCGCGTCTACCTGTTGCACGACAATGGCGCGAACCGCTAGCGCATACATGCGCGCCAGTCGGAGCGCACGCGGGGAGCCGTATTCCGTGATCCCTTTCGCGGACACGACCAAGCCAACCTCAATGTCCCAACGTGCCGTGTACTTATCGGGACCTTCGGTCCACGGGGTATCGGTGAGACCGGGCGAAGCGACGATGAGCGCCGGGGTTTGATCTTCCGGCATCTTCTCTTGCTCGCTACTGACCCGGACCGCGCGGGGGCGCTGTATCGAGTTGACTTCCTCGGAGGAAATGCGCTCAACCTGCGCGAGGTATTCGTCAACCCACGTATCGAGCAGGTTGACGACAGCGTTTTCAACATGGTGCGCGCCGACCAGCCGGCCGAACACGGACCTAACGTCTATGGCACTCATCGGCGGGCGGCGTGCATGAGGTTGGAGCCAACGGCATGCGCCGTGCGTGCCCCAACGTCGGAGGGAACCTTCGGCGGTTGAGCCGACACATAGCGAGTCCCACGGAAGACGTAGCGTGCATACGGCACGCCTTTGGTCCCGACCACGAAGCCGTGCGCTTCGGCTAGCAGCACGCCAACCGACTGCTCAAGGGCTCCGGTGTCTACGGGGATACCGGTAATGCGCTTAGCCGTGTCCTGCGCCATGCGCGCCATGACCGGCTTTTGTTCGTGCGCCGCGTTGCCAAGATTGGTCAGCATGCGCTCTGCCGCGCGCGAGTCGGTCTCGACCTTCGCCCTCACGCCGGCCACCCACTCGCCGGTTCATCACCTACCGGAAGGTCTTCCGGCAGCGGCGGTTCACGCGGGGGTTGAAAGGGGTTCTGCCAATTGGCGGGGTTCTCCGGTTCGGGCCAATGATCGAAACCGGGCGGGAAGGGTGAGTCCCACCATCCCCAACCGGACCCGTAGACGCGCAGGAACGTCGGTGTGGGTTCCGACCATGCGCGCCGGCCGGGAGTGCCCCATGGGTCATCGGTTGCGCCCTCCATGGCGTCAACCAGCGCTTGCAAATCGTCAACGTACTCTTGGCGTAGTTCCTCGTATGGCGAGCGCTCGGAGCGAACCTGCTCGGGGAAGTAGCTTTTCTCTATGCGCATTGCCGCGCGATACGCGACAAGCGAGGCGAAGGCCGGCCCAAACTCATCGGGGATATCGCCGGGGAAGCGCACGCCAACCAACCCCATGGCGGCGTCAATGTGGGTCTCCACATCTTCGGCCGTCGGGCGCGTGTCTTCGTTGAAGGTGCCGACCTCGCGCCCCTCTGCATCCTTCGTGCGCGCACGCAACAGCGTGGCCACGTCCTCAACAGAGGGGCGCTGGCGCGACGTGTCGGGAGCGGACCCGGACACGATGGGAATTCCCTTACGGCGTTGCGGCCGGATGGAGAACCGCGAACGGGAACGGGTCGCCCGTGTTGTCGGACTCCACACGGGTGATCGGTGCCGCGAGCGCGTAGCCGAAGCGCGCGACAACGCGCATGGCAACGGAGTCTTGCTGCGGGAGGTTGAGTAGAACCTTGCCGGTATCGTCTGTGATGACGGCTTGGTCCAGCATCTTCCACGTCAAGTCCTGCCGCACGCCGAGAATGGCCATCGTCCAGTCCCCGGCAATGGCAAGCGTTGTGTCATCGAAGACACCCGCGCCCACGTAGTTGATGGGCACTCCCTCGACCTCGCCCGTGGACACGTCGAGCAGCTTTTGCCCCGTCGTGTCGCGCGACTTGCGGAGCGCGCCGCGAATGGTGCGGCGTGCCGCGATGCCCGTAACGTCGTATCCGTCCTCTTCCACGTCATCGAACGTTTCGAGCAGGTCGTTGGCCATGCCGCCTTGCTCCGGCGTGCTATCGGCCGTGTTCTCATTGCCGGCCGCAACCGCTGCCGGCGCGATGGCAGCGGGCCACGTTGCCGGCTTGTCGATGCCGGAGAACACCGCTTGGTCAAGCTTGATGCCAATTGCCTCCGCGAGCAGCGGGCGAACCTCCGCCCAAATCGGGTAGGCCGAATCGGCAATGACGGCTTCCGGGATTGGCACGATGACCGCGATTTCCTCGGCGGTCAACGTAATGCCGTTCCACAGAACGTCCGTCGTCTGCTTGAGACCGGTATCCCCGTTCACCCAATAGGCGAGCGGAAACGAACCAAGGACCGGTTGCGTCAGAACCTTGGTAGACATGCGGACGGACCGAAGCAGCGACATTGCAGCCGAAGCTTGCGGAACCGCCTTGATGATTTCCGTAGCCTCTTGCTCCGGAATCAGCGGCGCGGCATCGCCGCGCGTAATCATTGAGTCGTAAACGCCGGCCATGCCGGCACTTCCTTTCGCGTCGGTAGTTGCTAGCTACTGACGCCTTACTCCCGCACGAATCATGTCGTCCATGCCTTGCGGGCTAGGCGGAACGCCCATGCCGCGAACGCCTCCGTCCATGCCGGGTGAGGTTCGCCCCAACCGGTCACGGATTCGTTGAGCGTGGGCACGCATCGCGCGCGTGTCCTCATCCTTCGCGAGTTCGTCCGCCCATTCGTGTACGCCGAATTCGGTTGCCACGTCTACGGCTTGCTTCGCGCGCTCCATTTCAGAAACGCGTGCAAGCAGTGCGTCCCGTTCCTCGGTCACACGTTGCATGTCGGACTTGCCGGCGTCCTCCGCCGCTTTCGCGGCATCGCGGAACGCCTTGGTCTCTCGCTCTAGTTCGCGGTTGCGGCGTCGCTCCGACCGGAGCGCTCGCAAGACTTCCTCCGATGCCAGTTGCGCGTCGCGCGCGTCCTGTTCGGCGTCGGGGTCGCCCCCGGTGCCGGCATCGCGCACGGGCTCCGGGGTAGCGGAAGTTGGCTGGTCGGGCTTCGCGCCCTCTCCGGCCGGCGTTTCGGCACCCGTCGCGGGTGCCGTTCCCTGTTCGGTCATCGCGTCCTATTAGGGGGTTGGGGTTTGCGGTACGGGCACCGTCGCGGTAACCGTCGTACCGGGCGGAATCGTCGGCGTCGCGCCGTTCGCGATTCCCTGTCGGACTGCTTGGTCGTTGGCCATACCGCGCCAACGCTCAATCTCTTGCGGGGTCGCTCCCCACCGTTGCCATAGCGCTTCCTCGGGCACGCCAAGAGTCGCCATCTTGACCAGCGCATCGACGCGCTCGCCTTCGGTACGGAACTCGGGATCGGCCCAAATCACTTCGGCGTCGGTTGCTTGCGCCTTGGTCATGTCGCCCATCGCGTAGAACGCGAGGCGCATTGCTTCCTCCCACGCCTCCGAAAAGTCGATTTGCTTGCGCTTGACCTTCGCGACCAATCCTGTCTCGGACGCCTTGAGCGAATCGCCCGATGGCCATTGACCTAGGCCGGCCGTGAGGTAATGCGGAGGGGTGCGAGTCTGCGCGGCTAGGTGCTGAATCAGCATTTCGACCGCGCGGACGTAGTTCTGTAGATCGGTTACGTCGAACTCGCCAAATTTGGCGTTCTCATCCTCGACAACCCACATGCGCGAGACCGCCGAGAGGAAACGCGACGCGTTGGGCCGGCCGGTCTCCGGGTCAATCGGAATCTCGATGCCGCTTGCCCACCGCTGCCGGAACGCCGCATATTCCGACGCAACCAACATGTCCGTGACAAGCTTGTTGATGGCGTTTTGGATATCGACAACGGGGTCAAGGTCCGAACGCCCACCCAACAGCATGCCGGGGTTGTTGCGCATCGGGAGTACCGGGATAATCCGGTTGAACGGGTTATCAACGCGCTCGGGCGAATCGGGCTCCCACACGACTTGCGACGCATGCTCCGACACCGTGTTCTGCGACACGAACCGGTACGTCCCCTCCGGGAGATACACCGTCGCATGCTGCACGCGGTCGTAATCGACCCACCGCTTGAGCGCGGCAACGCGCAAGCGCCGGTTGCCGGGTTCGTGCGCGACGATGACTTCGCACGGATGCTCTACGGTGATTCGCGGAGGGTCGCCCGCATCCACGATGACGTAGGCGGTCCCCGTCTTGATGGCTTCCAAGTGCGCGGAGATTGAGTCGGCGTCGAGTTCGTTTGCTTGCCAGATTTGCCACGCGGCATCGTCGCCTTCGTAGTCCTCGCCCGTACCGAAGCGGAAGCCTTGCACCTGCAACCGCTCGACCGATGAGTCAACGATGACGGGACACCAGTTGTCCGCGAACTCGGAAAACAGCGACCCGAATGCCTCGCGGAACTTGGCAGTAGCGAATTGCATCGGGTGATCGCCGGCGTAGTACGCCTCATAGAAGATCGCGCGTTCGGCTTGCTCATCGAGCGCCGCGCACAAGCGATTCAGCCAATAGGCGACGGTATCCGGAGCCGCTTCCGCCGCCGGTTGAGGCGTGCCGCCGTTGATGGCCGCTAGGAGTTGAACGATGGGCATAGCTAGAGCGAGACCGGGACGCGCGAGCGGTCACGACCAAGGCCGGCCGCGATGGCGTCGTTACGCGCTTCGTAGGCGAGCACGGCAGCAACCGCCGCGTCGATCTTGTCCGGGGAGTGCGCCGACGCCTTTTCGATCCAGTAGCCGACACGCACCTTGCGCATGTGCGCGGAGAGAACGTGCCGGCGCAAGAGGGAGCCACCATCGTGCGACAGGACGCCGGCTATCGCGTCGGTCCGGAAGCGCTCGACCGCTGCCGACATTTGTGTCATGCGGTTGGTCGCCCACGGGATGACGATGCGGTCCCCGAACTCATGCGCCCACGCGGCAATCTCCGTCTGCCAATAGGGTGGGTCGGCGTAGAACCGGACAACGCGGAAGCGGTGCATGGCTTCCTCGATAGCGGCGTTGACCTCGGGCACGGAGACCTCCCACCCACGGCCGGCCTTGCCCTCCGGGCGCTCCCACGCGTCGAGCACTGCCACTAGACCGTCTTCCAGCCGGCACGCGACTAGGACCGTCGAGTCCATGAACCGCGACCCGTCGAAACCAAGTGCCACGCGCTCGCCCTTGAGGATCGGGTCGCCCTCGCGCTCGATATCGTCCCAATGCCGGGGCGCAAGCCACACGTCTTCGGCCGCGCTCCACACGCACCCGTGGAATTGCAGGAAGTCGGCGTCCGTGAGTTCGGGGTTGCGCGACTGGCGCTCGATGTATCTGCGGTCGATCCAGTCGGCGGGGTTCGCCGACATGATGGCGTCGATATCGTCGCGCTCGACCGTGGGGGCGCTGTAGTTGAAAACCAGCGTGCGCGCTTCGTGGTTGCGGGAGATACGGAGCGCTTCCGTCTTCTGCTCGACCGCGCCGCTTCGTTCGTTGGCGTCGATAAGCCGGCCTAGGATGCCTTCCTCGCGCTCATGCGCCGCGCCGGCAACCGAAATGGTGAACGTCTGTGTTAGCTGACGCGCGCCGCCCGCCGTCGTGAGCGCCGCCCACGCGCGCCGGAGACTTGGCGTCAGCCATTGCGCAACCTCATCGGCGATGACCAGCGACGGGTTATAGCCATGGAGCCGTTCGGGGCTCGATGACATGCGCAGAATCTTGCCGCCACGGTCGGCGCGGCTAATCTCCCCGATCCACTCGCGGACGATGAGTTGACGTTGCAACCGGGGGTTGCGCACGACAAACGACACGACCGCATCGAACAGCCGGCCGGCTTGCTTGTCGCTCGACGCGCAGAGCAGGATTTCGGGCATCCCCTCCCGACACATGAGCGCGTACAGCGCGTACGCGGCCAACATGGTTGTCTTACCATTCTTGCGCGGCAGGACGATGGCAACGGAGTTCCAATACGGCACCGTGTCGGCGTTGCAACGCATCGCGTCGTCAAACAGCGCGTATTGCCACGGCGCGAGGATGAGCGGTTGACCGTCGAACGTGTCGATGGACTGCACGCATTCGTCGCGGCAGAACGTCGCGAACGCGTCAACCTCCGTCCACTCGTATGCGCCGTAGTCACTCACTTGGTAGGCTCCGCGTCGCGGAGAGCGCCGACGCTCGTAACGTCGGCTGCAAAGGCGTCCCGCGTAGCCCCATTGGGGTCGCAACCGTGGTAATGCGCCACGACGCGGGGAGTAAGTCCGGCTCTCCGCGCTACGCCGCCTTGCGTAGATCGGTCGGCTTGCGGTCCTCGGAGCGACCGACGCCGGGAGGCGCGCCGGCAACGCGCTTGTGCAGCGCGCGGGCGGCCGGCGTGAGTCCCAACGGCTCCGCCATCTTGGCGGCGTGCGCCTCCGCGTCGCGCAACCCCTTGACCATCGGATGCACAATGAGTTGATCGGTCGAGCCAACCGCGTACACGGGCCGGCCGTCGAGTTCCCACGCCGCGCGTAGCTCCGCCGCGTCGTCACATGCGCGCGCGTAGCGCTCGATGGCGTCGCGCGAATGCTCCGGGTTCTCTCCGGTCGCTTGCAGAACGACAACGGCGCGTGCGTATGCCTCGCGCCCAACCGCGTTGAGATTCGTTGGTCCGTCCATGTCGCCCAAATGTGCGTTGGGGGGTTTCTGGCTCAGAGTGCGGCGTGAAGCGCTCGCGTGGACACGCGCGCACCCCTTGACCCCCCACCCCACCCCCCTTCGGGCATCACCCGTTGTGGATGAAGGCAAGGCGATGCGCGATGCGCTATGGCTAGTCGCCTACGTGGGGTCGGGCCGGCCGCGCTCCCCTGTGTCGAGTCGGTCCGGCCCCGCCTCACTCATGCACGTGCCCGTGACAGGTGGGGCAAAGGGCTTCAAGGTTGTGGATGCCGTGGCTCCCGCCCTCGGAGTAGAGCGTGCGGTGATGAACCTCTAGGCGCGGGCTCCGTCGCCCGCATCGTGCGCACCGTCCCCTCGCTCGACGCAGCACCTTGGCGATGACGTGGGTAGGTGCGTTGCGTCGGGGTGCGCCGTACCGCTGCCCACCATGAGAGAGGCATCGACCCTTGACTACCAACGTCCCGCATCCGGGGACCGAACAGACACGCATGGCGTTAGGCAGGGGGCACGGGCAAGGACGTAAGGGGGTGGGTGGACCCCCGGAGGTAGGAGACCTTGCCCGCGCACTCCCTCTCCCTCGCGCTCACCCGTGCAATGAGCAGAACACGGGCAGTGCAAGTCATCGGTGCCAGTACCCACGTCCGCCGTATGGACCGGGGGTCGCAACCAACAGGACGAGACCCACGACCAACAGGACGATGCCAAGCCATGGCGCGACCGTGAGCCAAAGGACCACGCCAAGGATGACCAGTACCAGCGCCATAACGGTTAGCTCTTTGCGGTTGTCTTCTGCGCGTCAAGCAGTGCCTCGCGCGCTTCGTCCACCTTGGCGGTTTGCTCCCACGAACCCGACTCATGCGACGGGGTGATCGGCCCCGGTGCCTCAGCGTCGCCGGCCTTCGGCGCGCTCGATGCAGACGGCTTGCTCGACGTGGACTTGCTCGCGGTGCTCGATGACTCCATGACTAGTTCCTCCGGCGCGGCGCTTCGTATTGCTCCGCGCATTCGGTGTTGCAGAAGTGCAGACTGTCCAGGTGGTTGATGCCCTCACCCGCGATGCGCTCTTGGTCACGCATGCGAAGCGACCGAACGCGCCCCGGCTTCACGACCATCGACCTAACAGGGGGCACGCGGTAGCACGTATCGCATAGCGTGATTTCGTGGCCATCGCGGTAGGCGTTCATGGGTTGGCGACGTGATAGGCGAGGAAGATTGCGACGACTACACCGATGCAAACGAAGCAGACGAACAGGACCAACCAATCACCGCGTTTCAATCCTTCGGCTTGTCGGTCACTCGCCTGTCATCGGTCGGCGGGTTCTGTTGCCCCGTGGTCCGTCCGATCCATGCGGCGAACCCGCCGGCCAATGTCGCACCGATTGATGCGAGACCAGTGCTAGAGATTTGCTCGTCCGCGTTGTCCTTGATGCCCAACACGACCAATCCGACGATGACCGCGAGTAGGCAGATTCCCCCACCGATGACCGCTGCCGTTACGACCGGGCGGTAATTCGGCGTGCGGCGCAACGCGCGAGGGTCGGGAAGCGGAGGGGCAACCTCATCGTCAGTCACGGTCATGCGATGCGTCGCGGGACTCATCCGGAGCGGCGCGCTTCACGATGGCCCATCGGTTGCTAATCACCCATCCGACCAAGAGGCCGGCCGCGAAGCTAATCGGCGCTGCCGCTATGTAGTCCGTCCACGCGGCAAAGACCATTCACTTGCGCATGGTGGATTGCCGGCGCGAGCGACCGCGCTTGACCGAACGCGTGGTTGTTGGCCCCGGCCGCTTACGCGACGCCTCGCCCAATGACGGGTAGCGTTTGAGCACCGCACGACGCACGGTCGAGTAGCTACCGCGCGTGTCGGGTCGAGCGCTGTAGGCGAGCGCCGCTCGCGCGCGCTTGATTGTGTCGATGGGGTAGAGCCGGCGCGACGGGATGGCGAACGCGCTAGCGGGAAGCTTGCTTCGCTTCGTCGCCATCGCCCTGGTCTCCGTCGTCGTCGTCTTGGTCGGTCTCGTCCGGCCGCGCAAGGCGCTCGGACTCTTCCTCTTCCGGTGTCATTTCGTCGGGCTTGCGCTCGGGCTCGGCGGGCTCCGGCGTCGGTTCCTGCTCGGACATGTCGCCTCCGATGGGGGGTTGGCCATGCAAGACCGCCGGACACCGCGACCCGTTGAGGGACGGGATCGGCAGCGTTCGGGCACGCGCAAGCGGCGTCCGGCGTCCGGAAGGCTAAACCGTGAGCCATTTCGGCGCAACGTCGCGCGGGCTCATAGGAGCGCCAGGAAGGCGCTCTGTGCCCATGCGGGGGGAGTAGGGTACGTCGGGAGCCGGTCGCCCCCAACGGCCGGCAGGGGGCACGGAAGGCCGCCCACGACGGACGTAGGGATGCGTTACGCGCCCGGAGCGCGACCCCACCCCCGTCGCCCTCCGGGCGCACCCCTGCTCGCGCCGCGCGAGGCTAGCTCAAGCGGTCGTGCAACGTCGAGCGCGGTATGCCCGTGAGCGCCGCGATGGTCCGATAGGAGCGCCCCTGCGCGCGTAGCTCGCTCGCGAGTTCGTAGGGATCGGCGTCGCGCGGCAGTAGGCCGGTCTCGGGGTCGCGGCCGGCCGCGAGGCGCGCGCGCGTCACGAACGACACGTTGCAGCGCATGGCCGTCGCCACATCATCGGCCGGCCAACCAGCGCCATCGCCCACAATCCGTTCGGCTAACTCTGTGGCACTTTCTGTGGTTGATCGCACCATGGTTCGCCGGGTCGCTGCAACGACCTCGGCGCGCACGCGCTGCCCGACGCGCACGACTTCCTCAACGGTCTCTGCCGCGTCGAGCGCGCGCGCGAGGCTTTCCCACGTCGGCGTCGCTTCCCCCGTGGGCCGGCGATGCTCGGGCGTACCGCGCGTGCGAGGCATCGCATCGAGCCGCGAGGCCGGCGCGGTCGAGACCATCATCAAGCGCAGGATGCCGGCGCGCACGATGGCCCGAAGGGAATCGGGTACAGGAACGCAAACGGGCGATGGAATGACCTAGACGCTACGCCTAGGGTTCCATCGCCCGCTATGGCCAGAACTCCCCGTCGTAAGGGCAGGAAGGCTACCGCGTCACGCCGCTGCCGGCTTGCGACCCCCGCGCCGAAGCGGCTGGATATCCGGGTCCGCCGCTGCTTCCAGACCGCGCCGGCCCTTCTTGAGCGCGTTGAGGCGCGCGCGCTTGACGTTCAGCGCGGTCTCATCCGCACCGATTTCGGTTTCGAGCGCTTCGATGGTCTGGTCAAGCTGCGCGACCGCTGCCGAAACGTCAACCGCGCCCGTGTCGTTGTCTGCCATGGTGCAAGGACCCTTTCGTCCCGTTGCCCGCGCCCAATACGCGAGCGGTTGCCCGTGAGAATAGCGCACGGGCAAACGGAACCGCAATGCGCACGACCAAGCGCGTTCAGGATTCGGTCAGAGTCCGTCCGGGAGACCAAGCGCCGTGCGCGCCGACTTGATGATGCCGTCCAACGTCACGCGCTGGCGGAGCGGCGCTGCCGCCGGGTCATCGAGACCGACCAACCATTGGCAATGGTCGATGGCAAGCAGCGCCTTCGCGCTCGCCTCCGCGAGTAGGCGCGTTGCGTCGTCGCGCTCGGTGCGGAGTTCGTCGCGCTGCTCGCGCGCCACGCGCTCGACGCGTTGGAGTTCGTCGCGCTCCGCTTTCAACTCCATGACGCGCTGAACGTATTCCTCGACCTCGATGCGCCTACGCTCTAGGTCGGCGCGCAACGCATCGCGCTCGCGCACGGTCGCCTGTAGCGCTTCGTCCACGATGCGCCGCGCGGCGCGACATTCCTCAAGCGCGCCCATCGGGCCCCGGCGCTTCGTTCTCGATATCAGGCAAGAGTGATGGTCTCCAACGGGTAGTCGTGCAGGACGATGCGCGTAGGCGCGCCCGTGCCCTTGCTCCATGTCGGCGTTGCGTTGGCCAACGTCCAGAAGACATGCGACGGCTCCGGCCAACGGACGCGCCGCCGCAACGCCATGCGCGCGTGCCGGCGCAAGTAGGACCGCAAGCGGCGCTCGATGCCCCGCCGCACCCCCGGCGTCGGCGGGAACTTGGCGTTGTCGAGCGCCCATTGCCATGCGTTCGCTTCCCGCTCAAGCTTCGGCGCGGCGCGGCCACGGCCAATCAGGTGGCCGATTTCGTGCAGCGCGACGTAGTAGCTCGTCATGCCCGTAACGGGCCGGATGCGGATCGCGCGTTGGGACGGCACGGCGCGCCCGCCTCCCGTGTGTTCCTCCACGTCGATGCCGTGAAAGTTCGCGCACGCGACGACGTGCATTGCGAGTTCGCGTGCGCGGGAAGCCTTCGCCTCCCGCGCCTTCGTCGGGTCGATCATGCCGCCACCTTCCCCACCTTGGCATCCGTGCCGCCGTCCGGCGCTTCGTCGTACGTGACGACTGCCGGTCCGTAGATCACGCGCGAGGTTGACCCCGGCTGCCATGCCGTGTCGCCCGCGTCAAGCGTGACGCTTGCGCGACGCCAACCGGAGTCGCCAAGCTTGATCCAATCGAGTGCGGAATGGTCGTAATGCATGGCCGGTTCCTTTCGTTCGTTGTTTTGAGCCATACATACATTATCCCGCATTTGTCAAATCGGCCGTGTCACGCCTTCCGCGAAATTACCCTGTCGAACGCCTCGCGCATTGCCTCTTGCACTCGCGCTTGGTATTCCTCCGGCGTGCAATCGAAGTCGCGCAAAAGGTGGCCGTTAGCCAAGATGATGAGCACATACGCGATGTGTTCGGTAGGCACTTCCACTTCGGCGCGCCGTAGCTCAAGGCTCACGTACCGGCGGACCTTACGAACGTCCATCGCGGTTCCTCAACCGTTCGGCCGCGTTGCGACTTCACTTGCGTCTAATAGTTGGCTCATTCTCCGGGTCCCAATTCCACATTCCGAATTCGTCAAGGGTCATGCGCTCGCCGCAGTACCGGCAGAAGACTTCCTGCCCCGGTGTGGCCGTGTTGTCGGGCGCACGTTCGTTTGCCTCCATTAGGGAGAACAGACAACAGCGAAAGAGGCCGGCGGGGTTGACCGTCGTGTCCTGCAACAGGAAGCGCGTCACTCGGGTAGCTCCAACTTGAGCACCTTTCCGTCTACCGCGACGACGTAGCCCGCGCCGTCCGGCTTGTCGATGATGCCTCGCGGTTCCTCTATCTCATCCCACGCCATACCATTGTTGGCGAGCATGCGCGCGAGCACATGCGTACGTTGGTGCTCAAGGATGGCGAAGCGGTTAGGCGACTCCCCGTTGGTCGATTGCCCCAACGGCAACCAGCGGTCAACCAACGGGGATGCGAAATACCAAACCCACAACGGGCGCGCCAAGAGCACCGTCGTGTTCGGCGCAACCTCCCAAACCAACGGCTTGTCCTCCGACGCCATGACACACACGCGGCGGATACGGAACCGGCCGTCCGGGGTCTCTTCCTCCGGGTCGAACTCAAGCGGCATGGTCGGCGTGAACCTCCATCGCTTGCATCAAGAGTTTGTGTTGCTTCGGTGTGAGATTGTCGTTCGGTCCGTGGTCCAACCGGATGACCTTTACGGTGTGCCCTTCGTGTCCGGGCAACGGCACGTTGCGCGGCTGCGGCTTCACTTGCGCGAGAACTACCAAGCCGGTTGGCTCACCGCATGAGCACATGCCTAGCCAAACTGGTCTGTCCATGCGTCGAACCTCCCTCAACGGTTAGACACGGGTTACGGGCACATCGTCGGCGGTTGCGTCCCCGTCGATGACTTGCAGTAGATCGGCCCCCATGATGCGGACGTTCGGGTCCGATGACCGACGCCATAGCTCCGCCAGTAGGCGCGCCTCCATCAGTCGGTCAAACGCCTGAATCGGTGTAATCGGATTCGCCATCAAGCTTGCTCGCAAAGTAGGGGAGTGTGCGAACCACGTTCTCTAGCCGCTCTAGCCGTTCCTCTAGCGCGTCGAGTCGCGTCCGTGCGCGCGTGGCTGGTGGGTCCGCCTTGAGTCGCGCAACCTCGGAGACCAACGGACGCCGCCATGAACCGGCGGTCCGATACGCCATGGTGCCGGCGTCCATCCAATTGCGGACCGTGTTCTCATGCACGCCAAGCTGGCGCGCCGCCTCGCGCACGCTTACAACGTGGCTGTCCATTCCTCAAGCCTCCGTGGAGAAATGGTGAATGCCGATAGCGGCCGGTTCGGCTTGCCATCGTGGCGAAGCGGACGCACTGTGGATTGCCGCTTCCATTCCTCCATGACCGCTCCCGCATTGGGGAAGCGTTGCGCGCGCTCGGGTGCCAACGTGAACGCCGACGCGCCGCGCCCACCCTCAGCGTCAACGTCGGACCATTCCAACGCCATGCCGGTTACGTCCGGTCCCGCGTAGAACGCGGGCAACGCCACGCACACTAGGACCCATTCAATCGGGGCGCTCGATGTGCTCATGCCCTCACGGTGCGACGGGAACGCCTAGGTCCCGAAGATTCTTGCGGGTAATGACCATGGAGTTGCCGCTAGGGGTTGATGAACTCTGCACCCAACGTCCGTCCGGCAGAATCCACCGAAGGTGCCCACCGCCCGCCCGTTTGACCTCAACGCCGAATTGCGCTGCCTCACGCGCAAGCTTGTTGAGTTCCTTGTGCGTGCCGAACTTGCGCGAGCGCCCCGCGCCCTCGACGGCTTGCCCACGCTGCGGGATCGGGGGCGCATCCTTCGGGCGCTCCCACGGCTTCGGGTCCGAACGCGGCGCGCGCGTCGGTTGCGGACCATCCGGCTTCACGTACGCGTAGACGTTCGTGGTCCCCACCTTGGCAACATCGAGCACGCCTTGCTCCGTCCACGCACGCAACCAACGGGTCACGGTTTGGTCGGATATGTCGGGCACCTTGGCGTGTAGCTCCGCGAGCGTGAACGTTCCGAGTTCGCGCGCCGCGTCGCGTACTGCCGTTTCGTAGCGCTGCCCCTGCGGAATGGTCGCGTCTACTTCCTCGCCCTCTCGCGCCAGTCGATAGCGCGTCCCGCGCTTGAGGCCGGTCCGCACGACAACGCCGAGTTCGGCCAATCGCTCAAGGACCGGGCGAAGCGTATTGCCATCCTCGCCTAGTACCTCGACCAACGCCGAGATTGGTTGCGGCTCATCGCACGCGTCCAAAATCTCGACCAGCATTTCGCCTAGCTCGCGATGACCATTGAGCCGGGACAACGGGTCGATGCGTGTCTTGGCTTCCTGCGCCTCAATGTCACGCGCTTGCGCTCGATAGGCAGCGGCTTGGCATGCGAGCGCGCGCGCTTCCTCGCGCATCGCCTCGACGCGTTCGTCAAGGCCCGCCGCGCGTGCGCGGAGTTCGTCGGCGGTTTCAACGGTCGTTGTCATTCGCCCGCCTCCCTCGCGGTTGCTTGTACTCGGGGTAGCTCCCCGTACTCGGGCTCCACCGCGTTACCTCCCGTTGCGGCGCTTCCGTGCGGCTAGGTTGTACCGCCACTCCCTAGCGGCCATCGTCGCGGCTTCGGGGTGAGCGCGCCCCAGGTGGCCACCCACCGCATGCACAACCGCAAACAGGTTGTCCGGGTCCACGTTCTCCAATAGGCGCGATTGCGCGCCGCTGAGGCGTCCGTGCATGATGCCCTCCCCCACGGACGTGAGACCCCAACGACCGGTCTCCACGTCCCTCTGCACGACACCGTAGCGCTTGAGCCACGACAAGCGCACCGCGATGGACTGCACCGGATGCTTGAGCGCCCTGAGACCCAACCCCTCCGCGAGCGCTTGCGTTGAGACCAAGCCGTCCGCGTCGGCGTAGTCCTCCAACGCGTACAGCAACTCACGGTCGCTGAAATCCTCAAGCTTGAGCGACGCCATGGCTAGACCGCACCCACGCCATTGAGTTCATCCGCGCGGGCGACCCCCTCGCGCGTGAGCGCCCACAACGCTGCCGAATTGTCGTTCTGGCCGGCAAGCCGGATGAGGCCGGTTTCGCGCATCGCGTCGAGTCCGTATTTCACGGTCGTGTGCGACACGTCGAGCACTTCGGCAATCGACGTGACCGTGTTCGCCTCGCCGGCCGCGATGGCCCGGATGATGCCGTCCAGCTTGTCTTGCGCCGGGGTCCACGCACGCGGCTTCCGTTCGTCAGTCCCCGGCTTCGGTGTCCGCTTGCGTTTCGGCCCTCCGCGCGACGCGTTGGGGTCCAGCGCGTATTCGAGCCGGCCAGCCAGCTTGCGCCGTTCATCGAGCGCGCGAAGGCGCTCCCCGAAGCGCTCGCGCACTTCTGCAATCTCGCGCTCGCGGTCCGCGATGAGCGCTTGGCGCTCGGCGTCGAGTTCCCCGGCTTCGGCTCGCGCCGCCGCGAGCAGCACCCGCGCTTGGTCGATGACCGACGTTCCGTTCCTGAGCACCATGTCCCTACCTCCGTCCGGCATGTGCGTGTGCCCGATGCGCCGTAGTTCTAACCAACATGGGTCAATCCTGCAACGTGAGGGGTCTTTGTCCAACCTACCAGCGAGAACCCGTGCAAAGACGCTGGCCCCTTGCGTACGTTGGCCCATAGGGGTAAACCGTGAGCCGTTCGGTCCAAGCGGACTCTAGGAGGTAGGCGACGTGAACGGCACGCTTTCGCTGCGCGGCGGAGCCGCGCGGCTGGTCGGACCCAACCGCCTGTCGTGGGACACGGAGAGGCCGGAGTCCATCGCGCGGTGCGAAGCCATTTGGTCGGCGTCGGCGCGCGACGGGCTCATGTTCTACAACGGGGAAACGCTCACGGACATGCCCCGCGCCGACGTGCGCGCCGGGTTCGACCCGGAGACCGCGCCGCGCGAAACCATCATCGTGGCTCCGATGGCCGGCGGGTGACCCCCAACCGTCGCGCTTGAGGGAGGAAACGGGCAGCGCGCGGCGTTGATGCTGGGGATGTGGGCACGCGTCGCGCGCACCCGTGTGCGAGGATCAACCGCCGGGGCGCGTACAGCGATGGGGCAGTCGCGCTCCGGCGCTTGACCCATACGGGTAAAGTGTGCGCCATCATGGACCGCCCTACTCGCGCGCTTGAGCGGGCCAATGCTCGCCTCATCGCTGCCGCCAAGGAAATGTCCGCCGCGATGGCGCAACACGCCGCCGCGATGGCCGCGTGCGCGGAGGCGCACGACGTGCCGGCGCTCAAGACGAAGGGGCACGCGTGACGCGCGCGTCTTACGGATCGGTCGGCGGAGCGCTCCACACGCGCCCCGACGTGAAGATGGGCACGCGCTCGCGCCGCTGCCCCGTCCACCCCATCGTCGGCGCGCGTGTGCTCGCGCCCGCGCATCGCGCCATGCTCAAGCGCCACGCAACGCGCAAGCGCCGGCAGCGCGACCGCACCCTCTCACGCCTGTAGCCCCCTCGCGTGCGCGCGCGTGGCGCGCCCGTGGGACATAGAGCGGCTACGCGCCCACTACTACTTTTACCCTACAGTCGTGTCCACGGCTGTCGATATATGTAGTACAGTGTGCGTAGCACACAGAGCGAACCCCCCGGAGACATGGGAACCGGGTTCGGGAGCCGGGGAAGCGACCCTCAATGTCAACCGGCCCGAAGGAACGGCACGGCGTCGAACAGCCGGAGGGAGAACCGTCGATGGGGATTGGCACCCCATCCTGAAAGAGTCGCCACGAAACGGAAAGGGTCCTTGCAATGGCTTGGAAGATTGACCGCGATTACCTCGCGCAGGAGTTTGGCACCGACGATTGCCCCTCGCGAGTCGGCTTCGGCACGAAGGCACCGCTTGAGGGTGAGACCTTCACGTTCCGGCTGCTCGATGATGACGGCATGGTCTACTACCACGGCGTTGCCGACGCAAAGGCAGCGGCGGATGACCAGCTTTACACGGCGCTGAATTGGGCCATGGCCGATGCCGGCGCGGTGGACTTGCAGGTCCGCGCGAACGACGCCATCGAGCATGGACTTACGTCGCGCAGCTACGTCGAGTCCCGCAACCTCAACGACACCGATTGGGTCTCCATCTACGGGTGACCCCCAACCCCAACCGAAAGGGTCCTTGCAATGACCAACCATCCCGACCCCATCATCGCCAACGTCGAGCGCAAGCTTACGGACTTCGGCCATCGGCGCGATGCCGCTATGGGCGATGCGATTGCGACCGGCCGTTGGGGGCGCGTGCGCGTCCTTGAGGCGTACTGCGCGCTGCAACAGACCATCCTTGCGGGGCTGGTCGAGCAGTCCGACCCGGAGCGCGCCGCGCGCCTCCGGGCGATGGCTGCATCGCTGGACTAGAACCAAGCGGCGCGAATTGGCGCTTCGCGGGTTTCGATACCCGGCCGCTCATGCAGTACCAACCAACAACGAAGGGTCCTTGCAATGAATACCGACGCAACCTCAGAGCCGATGAGCGCTAATGAGCGCTGCCTTACCGCCGCTGAGTTCGACGCAATCGAGCGCGGCGCGCGGTCCGTCGTCGCCGGTCTCTCCGGAGACCATTACGACACGATGGACCGTTACGACTCCGCCGACGTGCAACGGTACATCGGGGACATGCTCGACGCCTACCCCGACGTTGCGGCCATCGACATTACCGACGCCGTTTACGCGGGGTGCTGACGATGACCAACTACACGACCAGCCAGCGCCACCCCGAAGCCGACCGTAACCCGGTCGCCATCGAGCGCTCCGACGCCATCGACGCGGCAGCGGGTCTCTACCTCATGGCCCGCGAGAATCGCCGCGCCGCGAAGCTTCGGCAGAACGCGGGACCGCACAACGCCGACCATCGGCGTTGGCTCCGTACAACCGCCGCAACCTACGAAGCGGCAGCGGGGCGCATTCAGCGCGCCGCAGACGACGCCATCTAATCCAACCGAAAGGGTCCTTGCGATGACCATTGACGAAGCAATCGAGTACGTTGACCGCGCACATGAGGCCGAAGGCGAGCAGCGCGCCGAGTTCGGCATGGGTGCCGTGTCTATGGGGTTCGACCCTTACGACGCCATGACGTTCTACAACGGGTACCGCATCGCGGATGACCCGGACTACGCGGCAGCGCGCCGCATCATCGACGCCTACAGCGCAGAGCGCGCGTTGGTCCAGGTTGTGCGATGGGCTCCGTTCAACCCCGACGACATTCCGTTCTGATGAGGCGCGCTCCGGGGGAAGTCATTTTCACGGCTCCGCGCACGGGCGCGGTCGTGCGCTACTCCCCATCGCACGGTTCGTCCGTGAAGTATCGGACAACATGCATTCACGGCGATGGGGTCAACGACCGGACGCTAGCGGACGCCAAATGGTCCGCTCGTCACTCTGGCGATTTCTGCGCAGAGTGCGCGGCGGAGGGTTGGGAATGAGCGCTCCCTACATCGACGCGCGACAGGTTGGGCGGCGCAACCGACCGGATTGGTTGGTCACGTTGCGGACGCCCAACGGCGCGCAGACGTTCCGCTTCCCCGATGAGGAAGCGGCTTGGAAATTCCTAGACGAACAGGAAGACGAATCGGAGGATGACGACATGTCGCCTCCGACGCGTGGCATTGGTAGCCACGCCTGACGAGACACCAACCTGTTAGGAGACCCAAATGAACATTCGACTGTTGGCGCTCGCGCTTGTGAGCGCCGCCATACTGGCCGGAGCCATGCTCGCCGGCAACGCCTCCGCTGCAACGCCGGTCGTGAAGTGCGACGGCAAGACGTACGGCGGCATCGACCGGAACACGTTCCCGGTCATCTACAACCTCCGTGCCATCAACCTCCCGCGCAAGACGGACGGCTATGCGCCGCGCTGCTTGGTCGCGGAGTCCATCGGCGGAATGGTCCAGGTCTACGCGGGCAATCACTCCGGCCGCATCCCGACCAAGGTCCACATCGGAGGCGCGCGTTGGGATGGCGGGACGTGGCGTATCAGCTACCGCATGGCCAACGACGCCAACGAAGATCCGTATGCCAAGTTCACGGCCACCCACGGGCGCGAGCGCGTGACGTTCGACGGGGCATCGTAATGGCCGTCATCGAACGCGGCGTGAATCCGCACGTCGACCTAGTAGCGGATGCGCTCGACAACGGGCGCACGCTCGACATGTCCGAAGTCGTCGCGCTCGCGCAAGAGGTTGTCCGACTCCAACGGGGTCCGGACGTTGCACCGCTTAGCCGCGTTGCCGACGCTGCCGCGCGCTCCATCGCGGAGGAAACGAACGCGAAGATTGGCGCGATTCCCACGACCGACACGGAGCGCATGGCTATCAAGGTGCGAGTTGCCGAACTCATCGGGGGACCGCGCACATGAGGGAACTCACCGCCGTTGGCGGGCCGAACGGCTTCGGCCCTACCGCCAAGGTCACGCTTCGCACTGGCCGTGAGATATGGGTCTGTGACGACGTGACCGAACTAGACGAAGCGATGGAGGCCGGCGTCCCGTTCAGGGGGCACAAGTCTGTGGCGTTCCGTTCGGAGCCGGTCACTCTCAACCCCGCGCATGTCGCGGCCATCGAGCCGGTGACGGCATGAGCGACGACGCATACGCGCCGTACCGCACGACCGGAGCGCGACCGTACCCACCGCGCGATATCGAGCGCGTGGCGCGTGCGCTATTTCAGGCGCGCCCGTTGCGTAGCCCCGATGCAGTCGGTTGGTCCAAGATGACCGCCGACACGCGGGACGCGTGGTATTCGCTCGCGATTGCCGCGCTTGACATGACCTACGGCGTGCAGTCGCGCGTCTAGCCAACTACCGAAAGGGTCCTTGCAATGACCATGCCCCTGCGCGCCATCGGTGTGGCGCGCGTATCAGACAAAGGCGAGCGCGAAGGCGATTCGTTCATGTCGCCCCGCATCCAAGCGGAGCGCATGCGCGAGGATTGCGAACGCGAAGGCGTCGAGCTAATCGACGTGCTAGAGGAGATTGACGTTTCCGGCAAGCGCCCGCTCGCCAAGCGCCATGGTCTCCGCGAAGCGGTCGAGCGCATTGAGTCCGGCGAGGCAGAAGTGCTCATCGTCGGCTATTTCGACCGACTCGCCCGCTCGCTCAACGTCCAAGATGAAGTCCTTACGCGCGTGGACAACGCCAAGGGTCGCGTCCGCGCCGTAGACTTCGGGAACATCTCCCACGCCACGTCCGCGCAATGGCTAAGCGCGACAACCATCGGAATGCTCAATGAGTATTACTCCCGCATGACCGCCGAGAAAATCCATCCCGCCCAACAGGCAGCGATTGAGCGTGGCGTGCCCCCGTGGCCCTACGTGACCCCCGGCTACCGGCGTGGCGATGACGGCAAGTTCCACGTTGACGTTGACGTTGCTCCCGTGGTCAAACGCGCCTACGAACTCCGCGCGACCGGCGCAACGCTCGATGACGTGCGAGCGTTCCTCAAGGACAACGGTTTGGACCTCTCCTATCGGAAGGTGCAAACGCTCTTGAGTTCGCGCGTCGTCCTTGGCGAAATCCACTTCGGCAAGTATGAACCGAACCTTGCGGCGCATGACGCCATCGTCCCGCGTGAGCTATGGGACCGCGTTCAGCGCGTGCGCGTGAAGCGCGGCCGGCGCGCTAAGTCGGACCGCCTGCTTGCCCGCCTGGACGTTCTCAGGTGCGAGACGTGCGGAAGCCGCATGGTCGTGGGCACGCAACGCCAGAACGGGCGCGTATATCCGTTCTACAAGTGCGCGGCGCATCGTGACCGGTGTCCCGCGCGCGTGTCCATCAACGCGGTGTTGGTCGAGCAGATGACGTTTGACGCCGCGTGCGAGCGCGCGGCCGATATCGAAGGACACGCGTCGCGCGAGGAACGGGCGGTCGCGGCGCAAGTGCGCTTCGATGCCGCTCAGACCAAGCTAGACGCTGCCGTGCGTGGATTCATCGCGGCCGGCGTCATGGACGAACCCTCCGCGCAGGAAGAGCTAGCCGAACTCCGGCGCGAGCGCGACGACGCGCGAGCGGCCAACGAACGGCTAGCCGTCACGCGCGGCATGCGGCGCTTCCGCTTCCGGGACGCCGCCGACCGTGAGGCGATGACCCTGGACGAACGCCGCGCGCTCATCCGGGCCACCATCGAGTCGGTCGTCATCGCCAAGGGTGGCGTCGGCGCGGAGCGCATCGCGGTCAAGTTCCTCTGACAGGAGTCGGCGCGCGATTTGGTCCGCAAGTCGTTGGACGCGCTCGCGCGCGGCCGGCGGTAGGTCACTCATCGACGGTTCTCCCTCCCCTCTTGTCGTTTCCCGCCTCCGCCAACCCCCCTATAGGGAGAGGCGGAAGTGGCGGGAATTAGTTCTGCCACCATTCGCCCTCATCCTCGGCGTCGTCATCGGGCTCATCGGAGCGGTACGGCTCCCATTCCCCGCCATCACTTGACGGGAAAGGATTTGGCTTGTCGTCGGGGAATAGGCGGTCCCCTTCGTCTTTCGCGCCACGTTCTCCGCCGCTTGGCGGGGAAGGTCTGTAGACGCGTGCGCGGGTCGCTCCCTCAGCTTCCCATTCCCCGCCATCGACCAAAGCGCGCAACGCCCGTACGAATGTCCCATGCGCAACCCCGACGCCTAGCGCTTCGGCAATGCGCGAGGGTGGCCATGCACCGTCCTGTTGCACACGTGGACCTAGCATGCGTATGCCGTCCATCATTGCGTCGTGAGCGCTTGCCGGGGAGTCTTCCTCGCGTTCGTAGGGCTCCGCAATGTTGACCGCCATTACCCCCGCGATCAGGTCGAACCGCAACCAGCGCGGCTTGCCCTCGCGGTCGATGCGATTCTTGGTACAGCGCAACCGCTTGCGGTACTGCCCTTCCGGGTCCATGCGGTCCCGCTCCAGTACGTAAATCAGGTCGGATTGATCCTCGATGGCCGATGATCCGCGCGTGTCCGGCGCGTCGAACTTGACCGACCGGTGATGCAAGACAACGATGGCGCAACCGGTCTGTTGAGCGATGCTCGCGAGCGCCGCGAAGATCGGTGCCATGTCGTCGGACTTGTCTTCGCGCGCTCCGGGCGCTAACCGCCGTAGGGAATCGAGCACGCACAACGTTGCGCGTGTCCCGATGATGAGCCGGCGGAGTTCGCCCGCATCCTTTGGTAGGTGCATGCCGTTGCCGTCTACCATCGTGAAGGCGTCCGCGCTTAGCCCTAGCAACTTGAATCGACGCCCGATGGTCCGACGCCCGTTCTCCGCATCGACGTAGAGCGACCGTCCGCGCTCGCACGTCATGCCGGCCACGCCATCGCCCCGGTTGTGCGCCGCGCACATGGCGAGCGCCAGCCACGACTTCGCCTCGCCGCGCATCCCCGCGAGCGTGGTCACGGCACCTTCGGCCGCCACGTCCTGCACGCGCCACGGAACGGGCTCGTCCGCTCGCGCGATCCACTCCGCTAGGTCCAGGACGATGCGGGGGGACGTGAAGCCCTCCGGGTCCGGGTCGGGCTCGGGCACCGCGTTGGCGTCGGCGTCGGGCGGTCGCGTGCCAATCGAGTGCGCGATGGTCTGTAGCTCGCGGTCATCGAGCGGGGGAGTGCAGCGCGCGTTCTCCACTCGGAGCGCCGCGAGGATGGACGCCTCGCTCATGCCGCGTCGGCGCATCGAGCCGGCAAAGGACGTGAGCGTGTCGTTGCGGGCTCCGGCGGGGATCGGTCCGTCCACCGCTGCCGGCACGTCGGGCTTGCGCGTCGCCTTGAGCAGCCGCGCCACGCCATCGGGCACGGGCATGAGCGCATCGCCGGCACCGTTCAGCGGAGGCAATGCCCCCTGGTAGATGACGCCCGATTCGTGGATGGAGCCGGGAGCGATGACGTACGCGCCATCCCCGCGCACTTCGATACCGGGCATGGCCGTTTTCATGGTCGGCATGTGCCCTCGGAACCAAAGGTGCGCACCGCGCGTGCCGGCGAGCGAGCGCGGGTATTCGGTGTCGGGCTCCGGCGCTTCGCCGGTCCACACGATTGTGAGCGCGTCGCGGTCCAGGTTGAGCGCGTCGATTACGTCTTCGGGGTCTACTCCCTCGCGTGGGTCTATGTCGAGCACCCAACAGCCGGAGCGCCCTAGGTCTATGCCGATGTTGGCGTAGGGAGTTGCGTCCCATGCGTGCAGGATGACTCGCTCATCGCGCGTCGCATCTTTGAACCCGTGTTCGGTCAACGGGACCTTGCCGCGTTCCTTCGCGCGAAAGACGTAGTAGCCAAGCGCGGCTAGCTCACTCGCCATGTCGGCTTGCATGCTCATAGCGGGGACGCGTGGGGCTCCCACGCCGGACCGACGTACCAAGCGAGCGGCTTCCTCGCCGGCCACCATGCGAGGAACGCGCGAGCGCCGGACTCGCGCGCCTCCGCGAACAGCATTTGGCGCTCGTCCGGGCGGAAGTGTTCGAACGGTCCGCCGGCCGATGCCTTGACTTGGATAAGCAGCGGGACGTGTCCGCGCTTGAGCGCTACCAAGTCGGCGTTCCCGTGTGAGCCGGCGGCGCGGTACACCACCCATCCGTAGCCAAGCGCGAGCGCACGCACTTGGCGCTCACGACCGGTTCCGCGCGTGCCGGCGCTCATGGTCTAGAAATCGTCGGGTCCGGGGAACGGTTCGCGCTCAAACTCGGACGGCAGCATGCGTCGCGTGACGGAGCGGTCAAAGTTGCCGGCGGAGTCCATCGTCCATTCGGCGTTCCCCACTTCCTTATTGACCTTCCGCGCGAGCGGTAGCGACAAGTCCCGGAAGCCGCGCACGCTGCCGAACACGGCGCGCAACACCTTGCTATTGCCCGTGCCTTGCCACACGCGGAGGCAGTGCAAATTCCGGTCGTATCCCCTGTCGCCCGCTCCGGGGTTGACCATTCCAAACGTCATATAGTGCCCCTCGGGGAGTTCCAAGACGAACTCGCCCCTATCATCAAGGACGAGATAGCGCGTCCCTCCGCCGCCGTTCTCTTCCTCGCTATGGCCGTTGTCGCTCATGCTCCGATCCTCAGTTGGATTGATTCGCCGGGACGTAGCTCGACGTTCTCCCGCGCTGCCGCAAGTAGCGCCGTAGGAACGTTGAGCGCGCTCCCGCCGTTGTAGGTGAGACCCCGGAAGATGCCGCCGCATACACAGTGCGAGCGCTTGCCGCGCGGCAATGGTTTAGCGCCATGGCAACGGCCATCGCATCGACGGGTGACCTTGCCCGAAGCGTTACGTACCTCAATTAGCACCATTCCCCGCTACCTCTTCTACCCCACGGCGCGCGTTCACCGCTGCGCCTCCTGAACAGCGCTGGCATGTCGGGTGCTCGTCCGTCGAAACGACGACGGCGCGGTCCCAACTCAACCAACGTCCGCAACGCCAGCAGCGCGGCCACCACCACGGACGAGCGCTCATGCGGCGCGCTCCCCCATCGGGTCATCCCGAACGAAGCGATAGCGCTTAGCCATAGGTCGGTCCCTGTCCGTCGCGGATGGCAACGGAGTGCGACCACGCGACCAAGCGGTAGACGCCTTCGCGTTCGCCGCGTCGGTTCTCTAGTTGCTCAAGGACGGTGCGCACCTTGCCGGCCGTTTCGTCGCGCTCGCGTGACAGTACGGCGCAATCGGCGCGCGCCTTCGCCATCGCGTGTTCCTGCGCTAGTCCTTCCTCCCGGTAGGCGTCCATGCGTTGCGCGAGCGCGGTCCGGTACGCCGCTTCGGAGTTCGCCGCCGCTTCCACGGCAAGCGCGTGTTGGGTCTCAAGGTCTCGGAGTAGCTTCGTCACGCGCACCATGCGTTCGTTCGCGTCGGCGTAGCTCATCGGTTCGGCGCTCAATCGAACACAACCCCACGTCTAGTAAGTTCGGCGTTCAGTCGCTCTACGCTCATCCGCCGGCCGGTCCACGGACTCTTGACCGGGTACGCGGCAATGGTGCGTCCCTCCTGCTCGGCGCGGAGCCGGCGTCGAATGCGTGCATACTCTGCTTTCGCCAAGCGCCACAACGGGTCTTCCGCTCGCTCGCGCATGCGCGCGTGTTCGCATGCAACGCAATAGCCGTTCAGCCAAAGGACTTCCCCGGTCTCCGGATCGCGCCGGTTCGCTGAGAAATCGCTTACGTGTCGCCATCGTCCGCACTTCGCGCAATTGCGTCGTCCGCAGATGACCAACCTCGGTCGCCCCATTACGCTGCCTCCGGTAGCGCCATGACCTCTTGCATGGCTTGCTTCGCCGCGTACCAATCGAGCGCTCGATGCCATGCAACGTCGGTCCCGTAGCCGGGAGTCGCCTCCGCGTAGGAGCCATCCGGACCAACCGCGACCAGCAATAAGCGCTCCGGTGCCGGCGCGCCGCACGCTATGTCCGCGTAGGCGTAGCCGGTCACCTGCAACGCTGCCTCCGGGTAGATTTGGCAACGTCGGTTCGTCTTTAGATCAACCAGCGTGTCCAGGTTGTAGATGCCGGCGCGTAGGTCGTAACGGCCGGCGTAGCGGTGATTGGGGTTGGCAACCAGTTGCTCGATTGCCGTTGGAGTCGGGTCCGCCTTGAGCAACCAAAGGATTAGTCCTCGGATATAGCCGCGCATTTCGGCGGGGTAATCGGCGGGGTTGGGCACGTCGCCATCCGTCGCGTAACGCTGCAAGATGGCGTGGACGCCGATTCCACGGGTCGCGGCTTCCCGCGCGGCATCCTTCGCACCCAACCCCGCGCCTCGCACGACCTCCACCGCTTGCGAAGGGTCAACACCCTTGAGACCGCCCCGACGCGCAAGGATGGCCGCGCCCTCCGCGCCTCTCTCTTCGTAGAACTCCAAGAGACCGCGCTTTGGCATGACCTCGCCGAGAATGGTCGTAACGGATGGGTAGCGCGTGCGCTTGCCATCGGCCGTCGTGTAGTGATAGGCGCGCCAGCCGGTTATGCGTTCCTCGTATTCGATGAGCGATCCGTCCGGCAACGTCCGCTCAAGCTTGATGACTTCCTCAACGGACACGCTCGACCTCCGTCGAGCCGTCGCGCGAAACGACCATGACCGCGTGTTGGCCGCGCGCGCCCTTGGCGAGTTCGTTGCAGCGCCCGCAATCGTCGGCGTACCACATGACCGACCACGGATCGAACTCCGGGTCTCGCTCATCGCGAGAGTTCATCGTCGCGCCGCACTCACATGTGTAGGAGAACGTGAACCAATGGCACCCATCAACGTGCATGAGCATGCGCCAGCGATGGACGTGCGGAAGGTTGCCGCGCTCGCGGGAGACCAGCGGGAGCATTGCTACTCCCCGCGCTTCGCCCGGATGGCTTCCAGGACGCGATGCCCTTGCGAAACGGTCAGCTTCGGTAGCAACACGTCGAGTTCGCCCACGTCCGTGACGCCTTCGCCTATCAGCGTCATCCGCACGAAGCCGGGGGACGTTTGCGATTCCTCGATGTACTTCGCGAGGGTGCCGATTTCCTCGGGGGTCATCGGCCGGTCCGGGTCTTCCTTCGCCTTCGCGACGCCTTCGGCTAGCCGGTCCTCCATGCTCGGGCGCTCGGGCTCCGCGCTCGCATGCTCCGGGCCAACCGTCACGGTCTCGGCGGGCGGAATGTACTTCGCCACGTCATCGAGCGTGCGCGCGTCGTTGGGCAACTGTGGGTCGCCCGCTTGCGCCATTTCCTCCGTCGTGTAGAGACCGGAGGTTTCCGCCGGGAACGCCTTCCGGAGCGCGAGCGCTTCCGCGCACTTGGCGTTCATGTTCGCCGGCATTTTCGGCCAAAGGCCGGTCAGCTTGCCTTGCGCGTCGCGCGGCGCGTATTCGCTGAACTCCGCGACCGCGTACGTGGGCTCCGGGTTCCCCGCCTTCCATACGCCGACCTTCGCCGCGAAAGGTGGCCCCGCTCCGCGCCACACGTCCACCCACGGGTCATCGTCGCCTGGTCCCGTGAACAGCGGCGTGGTCTGTCCGAGATAACGACCGGTGCGCTCCGCCACTAGACGCAAGCCGTCGATGGAGACTTGCACGACCATGCGTTCAGCCTTCGCGCGACCGTCCCACCGGAACACCGCGTAGATTTGCCGCGCGAACGGGTCCAACCGCGTGCGTGAGCACTGGTACAAGAACAACGCCAACTCATCGTCGCTCGCCTCGCGGTTCCGGGGCGCGAGTAGTTGCCGCTTGATTAGCTGGACTTGCTCCGGCGTAAAGAACTCATCGGCTTGCGCGGCGCGCGTTGCCGGCGCAAG